CATGAATTAATCATGGCTTTAGTATGATTGGTTACTTTTTCTAAAGATTGGAATGATTTTTCAGCAACATATAACGCCATAGAAACCCCCATAATACAGTCATCATGGTGACCTTTTTGGTGGTCTGGTCTTCCGTTAATATAAATAAAAGTATTCATTTCGTTATATAGTCTGTTTGAATATACTTTAAATCCGTGTCTAACGTTTTCCTCAAATGCAGCAATAATTTGAACTCTTTTTGAGTTAAAATTAATGCCAGGTATTTTGTCATTTATTTTTGGGTCCCACTTCCACTTATTACTTGTATCAACATTATCAACATACAAACCACCTTGGTAATTTAATTCTTGTAATTTTCTTGCAGTAGAAATACCCATACCTCCAGTAATATCAATAACGCAGTAAGCGTTATACATTGTTCCCCATTTGTAGGCAATTTCTGCTAACACATCAGGTGGTATTTTGGCAACATATTCCAATACTTGTTCTCTTTCGTCAAAATCAATGATTTGGATACACGAGAAGTCCTCAGAATCCCCACGGGATACATCGACACCCATAACATATTTGTGACCGTTTACGGGTTCTTTAAATATCCATAGTGACCCTCCCATAAGTTTGGCTTGAGCATCTCGTAATGTATTTTTTGAAATGTTTTGCATTAATTCAGATTCAAACACATTATCCCCTGAACCTAAGAAGTTACACTCCAACTCTTGGGCAACTTTTCTTCGGTCAAACTTTAATTTTTTAACCATACTTTCAAACCATGCAGAACATGGTTTATATCCTTGGGAAATGTATTCGGTTACTACTGAGTGGTCTCTGTCGTATGGATTCTCCATAGACAAATTAATAATGTCTTTATCAGAATATTCTTCTCGGTTTAAAAAATAGTGTACTAAGTCATTAGTTTTAACCATATACAAATCTTTTGTATATCTTGGGTCACGATACCAAAACATTTCAGATATTTTGAAATCGTTCATGTTTCTTAATGACTGGTCATAGATTTCATAATAGATTGGGTCATATCCGTTTGGAGTAGACACAACAATAACTTTACCTCCCGTAGATAGTGAAGCCATACAAGCAGACCAGAAATCTGAGTCCGCTTCAATAAACGCTGCCTCATCAAATACAAGAATTGTAGGTGTATAACCCCTCAAGGCATCTTTTGATGTTGCAACCGCCTTTACTTCACAATCGTTACTTAATTTGAAATGTCTTTGTGAATTTTTTTCTTTTGAAAACGTAACACCAACCCACGTAGGCCATTGTTCAGTAAAACCTCTTACTTTGTTAGCCATCTCCATTGATGTATCTAACTTGTTGGCAATAATAAGGATTTTTTCAGGTTTGTTCTTTTTAGCAAAAACTAATCGTTTTGATATCCAAGCCGCGGTTACGGTAGATACACCAGCCTGACGATACTTTAATGCAATGTTCTCATTATAAGTGTCGTAATCTTCTATTAAACTAACTTGGTCGGGGAATAAGTCCAAAGGGACATATTTGGATACAGTATTATCGTATGTTTGTAGATAAGTACGAAGCGCATAAGGAGTATTTCTCATGCACTTTGTAACTTCTATAATTAATTGTTCTCTATTCACAGGTTATTATTTAGGTCTTGAAATACCCAAACTACCTAAAAAGTCATCTAAACCGTCATCATCATCTTCGTCAGAGTCAATATCCTCTTCTTCTTTGTAATTCTCAAATTCGTCTTTCATTTGTTTTGCTTCTTTCATGATTTCTTCAAATCTTGAACTTGCCTTTTTATTTTTTGACGAATCCTCTGAAATGGCGTTTCCAATAATTTCTAAAAACTCTTGAGCTGGTATTTGGTATAACAAGATATGGAACCAATTTATTAGTCCTTTATAGCTTGGGTCAAATATATCATCAGGTAATGCATATCTAATTTTTTCAACAATTTCAGGCCCAATTCTTAATTGCATTGGCTCATTTGACAATACATCTGTTTGACCTAAAACTTTTTGACGAAGACCTGGTTCTTGAGGTAACCCATGTCTACCTTTAGCCTCTTCCAAACCTTTGATGATTTCATGGCATAGAATTGGAAAAATCATACCTGTTGCAATGATTTTAGTATCTGGTTGTTCTTCACCTTCTTCACCACCTTCATCTTCATCGGCATCACCTAATTCAACCTTACCCGCAACACCTTGACCTGTTTGACTCATCATTTCAATCATTTGTTCCATACTAAAATATAGGAAATCATTGATTGCCATAATACCCAAATAATCTCTATAAAGAGATGGGTCAATTGCATCTAATCTTGCTTTAACTTCAGGTTTTTGAAAAAGGTAATGACCTTTTTTTGCAGAACCCTGAATGATTGCATTTATAATATTTCTTTTATGTTTTTCTAATTCAAGAATTTCCTCATCTGTCAAATCTTCAATATCAAAAGATGGGATTTCTAATTTTTGTTCATCATCCTCTTCCTCTTCTTCATCATCTTCAGGCTCCATTCTAAAATTATCGGTATTTGGCATACCTAAATTGGCTTCTATTTGATACCAATCCGCAGGAACTTCAGCCTCATCAAGTGACGCTTCTTTTGCTAAATCAATTAACTCATCTTTGTGAGCTGATTCAATTCTCATAATGTTAGGAAGTTTTCTCATCATTTCTTGATAAACCATTCCTTGAACTTGTTGTGAACTTAAATCTTGAATACCTGTAACTTCTCTTAATTTATCAGCAACTTTTTGAAATCTTTTACTAACCAATCTTTGTACATCAGCAACACCTTTTTTCATTGCGGGGTTCTGAGCATATAACCCTTCAGGACTAGCCAATTTTCTTTCCAAATTTGGGTCCATTCTTTCAGGAGTATTCCCGTAATCTAATTGTTCTTTTAATTTCTTTGCCATAAATTATTTTTCTAATAGTTGCATTATTACGTCAATGACTTTATCTTTAGCGTCTTCAGGAGAAACTTTTTTTGCCTTTGGAGCTGGGTTTTCACCAGGATTTGGATTTTTACCAGGGTGAGCTGGTCTTGGTTTTGTTCCAGGTTTTGTTCCAGGTTTTGTTGGTGCTGGTTTTGTTGTTGGTGCTGTTGCGGGGTTTTGTTCCGACAAGTATTTTACTAAATCACCTTTTGTAATTTTTGGAGGCATATGTTTTTCCACAATTTTTTCTATTTGATTTTCTAAGAACAAAGATACGGAATTTTTTCCTTCCCCCAATTGTTTTTTTACTTCTCTAACACACCTTTCCCATTTTCTTGATTTTCTTGGACCTACTTGAGAATGGCAAATAGCCCACGGATTTGGTTTTCCTTCATACTCTTTTTCTTCTTCAAAAATTCCCATACCGTCATCTCCACCGCCAAATCCATCATCATTAGATGGACCGTTATCATTTCCAACACTATTACCCGCATAAGGGTCGTAACCACCTTCTTTTTCCGCAGAATCATCTAAATCAGCATCCTCATCAATTTCTTTTTCATAAACTTGAAATGGTTTCTTTTCACTTTTTAATTTACTAATCATAGCAGTATCTGTTTTTGAAACATTAACTTGCTCAACAAATAATTTTTTATGTAAAACTTCAATCTGAGATTCAGATAATTTACTAACTGTTTTAGAAGATAACCCCTTCTCAATTAGTTCTAATGCCTTTATATTAATTTTCATATACTAATTTTTTTTCAAATTCTAAAATCAAATCTCTTTCGTAGAGTTTATCTTTTATTTCTTGTTCTGTACTTCCAAATCTAAAGACAATTCTTTTTTGTCCTTCAGATTCTTCTGTTTCCCAGGCTAACGCAACAACATCATCTAATGCGTCTATCATACAAAAAAAATCGGAGTTCTGAATCAATTCTAATTTTAAATCAGTATTTCTCAGAACTCCCACTTTCTTAATGTATTTTAATTCAGGTGGAGTCGGATAACCATTGGAAGGTCTACTTTCCCATGATTCTCCCCAAACATCCAAACTATCTGAAAAAATGAATTCGTAAAGATTATCTCCCTTATAGTTAGGACCTAAGCCGTTCACATAAGTTAAATAACTCATACCAATAATCCATTAGGTGAAATTCTTACTTGTTCACCGTTGTTTTCAAATACTAAATTCTTTTTATTTGTGATACCAACAAATTTAGAACCTACGTTCTCTTCTAAGAATTTTTTAGCCGCTAATTCTTGTTCAATAGTTTCAGTCATTTTAATAACTGATTCCATAACTTTTTTAACTTCAGATTTTTTCTTTAAAGTTTGTTGTGTTTGTTTTTCTTTTTGTTCTCTAATTTCTTTTTTAGAAACTTCAAAATATTTTGATATAACTTTGTCTACTTTTGATTCTTTGAAAATACTGTCAAATATTGCTCCGTGACCTGATTCTTCCATTTCATAACCTTCAACTGGTATGTCCATATCAGCTTGGATATCTTCAACTTCAGTATCGTCGGTAAAATCCTCACCATCCATATCATCTTCTTGACCAAATTCTTTAGTTTCATCTTCTTCAAATTTATTTAAAATATCTTCTTTATCTTCCTCAGATAAAGTACCTAAATCTAATGATGATAAAACCATGTTAATAACATACTTAATATCTTCAGAAGTCATTCCTACTTCACCATCAAGAACTCTAATTTTTTGAGTTAATTTACCTGTAAGTTTTTGAATTGTTTTAAAAGTAACTTGTTCTTCGTTGTCATTTCCACCTTCTTCTTCAGTGTCAACATCAACATCTACGTCAATATCTTCAACATCGTCAGTTGGTTCCGCTCCCATGTCTTCTACACCCATGTCACCTACAGGTGATGGTGGTAATTCAGGGCTAGGAACTGCTGGTGGTGATGCAGGTACATCAGCAATTGGTGATTCAACAGGTGTCGCAGGTTTTGGTGTTTTTAATGTGAATCTTTTTTGTTCACCATATAAAGAAACTCCTTCATCATTTTCATTGATTCTATTTAACTCCCCTGCAACAAGATTTAATCTTTTAAACGCCTGAGAATATGAAGAATAGTATTTTCTATTTTTCATAGGTTCAATATATTCAGTTTCTGACTCAGAAATAGTCTTCTTAATTATGTACCCTTGTCTTTCTCTAACAATTTGATAATTGTTTCCATCAGCAAGAGATACTGAATATTCGGACTTTGCAGTCTCATTTATAGTTTGAGGAATTGTCTCTTTAAAACGAGCAATTTCCATAATTCTATTTATCTTATCTTGGCCAGTTAATTTTTCACTACCAATTGGTTTTAAATCTGCCATATTTTTAGTTATTTATTTTTAGTTATTTAGTCCGTTAAAACCACCTAAGGCGATTCCGTTTAATTGTTGTATTGATACATTACCATTTTCATCTGTAAACACTGGATGTGGTGCAATTGCCCCATCAGGTGCTGTTCCACCACTAAATCCACCTAATATGTCTATAGTATACGCATATTGTTGGTCCGCAGAAAATCCTGAAAAGAATTGTGTTGGACTTGGTGTTGGTGTAACTGCAGGTGTTCCTGTTTGTGTTGGTGTAACTGCAGGTGTTCCTGTTTGTGTTGGTGTTTTAGTTTGTGTTGGTGTAACTGCAGGTGTTCCTGTTTGTGTTGGTGTATTTGTTGGTGTTTTAGTATTTGTTGGTGTGTTGGTAGGTGTTTTAGTTACCGTAGCAGTATTTGTTGGTGTTTTAGTTTGCGTTGGTGTTTGCGTTGATGTTTTAGTTGGTGTTTGCGTTGATGTTTGAGTAGGTGTTCCTGTTTGAGTAGGTGTTCCTGTTTGAGTAGGTGTTCCTGTTTGAGTAGGTGTATTTGTTGGCGTTTTAGTTTGTGTTGTTGTATTTGTCGGTGTGTTGGTAGGAGTCTTAGTTGGTGTTGTAGTATTTGTTGGAGTAACACTTGAAGTAACTGATGGTGTTGGTGTTGGTAATGGACAAGAACCTATAGAAACATAAGAACCATCCCCTTGAACTATAGTAACCTCAATAGAACAAACTACCAAAGTTTGATATGCTTGTATTTGTACTGTATTTAAAAATCCATCACAGTCTTTGTATATAAAAGTAGTGTTACCACTACCACCATATAATTGATACGTTTTACACACTCCAGGAGTATTACTTGGTGTTACCGATATTGTTGGAGTATTACTTGGTGTTTGAGTTTGTGTTGCAGTATTACTTGGTGTTTGAGTTTGTGTTGCAGTATTACTTGGGGTTTGTGTTTTAGTCGGTGTTGTAGTGTTAGTAGGTGTATTTGTTGGTGTTGTAGTGTTAGTAGGTGTATTTGTTGGTGTTTTTGTTACGGTCGGAGTTGAAGTAACATTTGCAGTACCTGTCTGAGTAGGCGTGTTTGTTGGGGTCTTAGTTGGTGTTGGGGTCTTAGTTGGTGTTGCAGTATTAGTAGTTGTAACAGTAGGTGTTGGTGTTACAACAGCTTGGCAAGTTACACAATCACCATAATCAACTGACATAGTTAATACAGTATCAGTACCTGTGTTAGGTTCTGCATTATCAATGATATCGTAACATCCAGGTGTTGTTGCACCAACGAATGTTAAATAATAATTTCCATTAACTGCAGGTAATGATGAACTATCAAAATCAATTAATTTTGCTGGTCCGCCACTACAAGCGCCTATAAGATATGTAACTAATGCCATTTATTTTTTTCTTTATAAATATATGATTAATCCGAATTATTTAATTAATCTTGAATAGTTCTTTCAACCGACAACTGTTTGTCAGTTTCTTTATTTGCAATATCAAATAATTTTTCAATATGACCTGACCTTCTTAAGAATTTAAAAACAAGATTTTCGTAGGATAATTCACCATCACTTTCCAATCCTGATTTTCGGTAATCTTTAAGTTTTTCTTTAATTGACTCCAAATCTTTACCTTCTTCTATTGCGGTGTCTATTTTTTCTGTCCAACATTTAATTTTTTTCTCAAGGACTTCTTTGTCAACATTATTTTTAAACTCTTCAGGTTTACTAATCCATTCATCATTCATAACTGAGTAAACCCCTGAACTATAATGTGATTCCTCTGTGTCTTGGGCATAAAGTTCAACATCATATCCAAATATTCTAATGTCGTGTTTATCGTTAAAAACTTGTTTCTTTAAATTGAACAACTCCTTGTATAATTCGGCTTGATTCTCATATTGTTGTAAATCAACTAAAACATGTAAATCAAAATCTGAAAATTCAGACCAATTAAAATTTGCTAACGAACCTGTTAGTACCACATCTTCAACAAATACATCTTCACCCAAATAATTAATAAACTCATCCGCGATACGCATAAGAGCCTTCCTAACTTTAGGAACCATAGTCGCCTTATCAGGATTTTTAGGATTTTCCCAAATTTTTGGGTTTAAGGTTTCCTTTACAGAAAAACTATTAAGTATCTTTTGAAAATTATTCATCTTTAATAAATAGTGATAATATTATAGTTTCTTGTATTTGAATTTTTTAGATATTTCAGTTACAAAAAATTTACCTTGTGATTCGGCTTTTCTGAATTGTGTATAGGTTTTATGAGGTACATCTTCATACTCATATTTAAATCCATTTTTAAATTCAGCAACTAATTTTTTTGTTTCAGTATCGTATTCTGTTCTTGTGATGTTAGACGATTCAATCTCATTCAAAATCTTCGTCCCAACTATCTGTTCTCTCTTTACTGCCATTTTCTTTAAGTGGTGTTAAGTCGTTTATTTTTTCTAATAATGGTTGTAGGTATGTAACAAACTCATTAAAATCAATATCAAAACCATAATCTTTAACTTGATTAAATAAAGCCTTTTGAACACCTTGAAACTTGTGAAACAGGTCCATCATTTTTTTAGTATACGTTGGCGGTTTTATTAAATCACTTTCACTAAACCCCAATTCTTGAAAATGTTGTCTCAACTCAAGATAAATCTCAAGTAATTCTTTGGTACCTATTGTATCATTTAAGAATTTTTCAAATTGCTTCATGTATATAAATACAAAACCCCCACTAAATGTGAGGGTTTTATTTAAGACTTTAGTTTTTTTAACTGGTCTCGGAGTTCAATTGCCATTTCAAAGTTTTGTTCCTTAATCGCTTTCTTCAATTCAAGTTCAACTTTTTCAATCTCTTCTTGATTTGATTCCAAGTTTTTGATTTGGTCTCTCAACTTAACTGCTGATTCAAAATCTTCAGTTTCAATAGCTCTTTGAAGTTTAATTTTAAGGTATTCTTCTTTACTCATTTCTTTTGAGTTGGGAGCGTCAAAGTCCGATAAATCAAACACCTTAACATAACTTGTAAATTTATACGAACCATCTGGTGATTCATAACTTTTTTCCGTCCAATCCGTTTTACGGAAATCCTCCATCATTTTTTCATAACGAGCCATTAACTCGTCAAAGTTTAAATTAAAGTTTCTTCTGTTTCCAAACATAATTTTTGTTTTTTTAAATTTATTGTTTATCTTTGTGGTATCAAATTTTGTTCCTTACATAAATATAAGACATTTTTTCGGATAAAACAAGTAGTATATGACATTATGTCATGTTAATAAATATAATCTGACAATATGTCAAAATATTTGGTAGTGTACGAAATTTGATGGACCTTTGTAAAAACGATAATATAATATGAACGACTTAATGGACGATGACGACAAAATGATGAGTAAGAAACAAAAATCATCAACAGATTCAAACACACCTGTGTTAGACAATTTCAGTAGAGACTTAAACAGACTTGCTGAAGAAGGTAAACTTGACCCTGTTATTGGTCGTGACCGAGAAATCTTAAGGATTGCACAAATCCTTTCTCGTAGAAAGAAAAATAATCCAATTATTATTGGTGAACCTGGTTGTGGTAAAACGGCACTTGTTGAAGGTTTAGCAATTAAAATTGTAAATGGGGAATGTCCTCGTAATTTGGTTGATAAACGTATTGTTAATCTTGATTTAACTTCAGTTGTTGCAGGTACCAAATACCGTGGACAATTTGAGGAAAGAATGAAAGTGATTATTGAAGAACTTCATGCTAACCCAAATATTATCGTATTCATTGATGAAATTCATACTTTGGTTGGGTCAGGTAATTCTTCAGGTTCTATGGATGGTTCAAACATCTTCAAACCAGCGCTTTCTCGTGGTGAATTACAATGTATTGGAGCTACTACATTAGATGAGTTCCGTAAGAATATTGAAAAAGACGGGGCATTGGAACGTAGATTCCAAAAAGTAATTGTTGAACCTTCATCAGTTGAAGAAACAATTCAAATCCTTAAGAATGTTCGTGACAAATACGAATCATTCCATAATGTAAACTATAGTGATGAAATAATTGAGACTTGTGTTAAACTTGCAGACCGTTATATCACAGACCGTGAGTTCCCTGACAAAGCCTTTGATATCTTGGACGAGGTTGGAGCGAGAATGCAAACTGACTTAAAAGTTCCTGAAGTTATTGAAGACCTTAAAAAGAAGGCTGCAGAAATCAAACAACAAAAGATTGATGTTGTTAAAAAACAAAATTACGAGCAAGCGGCAGAACTTCGTGATAAGGAAAAGAAAATTCTAACCAAACTTGACCAAGAGAAACAAAAGTTTGAAGACCAATTATCAAAAGAAAAACAAACTATCTTATTAGAGAATGTTTATGATGTTGTTTCAAACATGACTAAGATTCCTGTAAGTAAAATGAGTGTTGATGATTCTAAAGCATTGTTAGATTTAGACAAAACTTTGATTGACAAAGTTATTGGTCAAAACGATGCGGTTGTTAAGATTGCAAAATCAATCAAAAGAAACCGTTTAGGTATTAAAGACCCTAACCGTCCAATTGGTTCATTTGTATTCTTAGGGTCAACTGGTGTTGGTAAAACATATTTAGCAAAACAATTGGCTAAAGAAATGTTTGGTTCAGAGGATTCACTTATTCGTGTGGATATGTCTGAATACCAAGAAAAACACACTGTATCTAAATTGGTAGGAGCTCCTCCAGGATATGTAGGTTATGAAGAAGGTGGATTATTGACTGAAAAAGTTAAAAACAAACCATATTCAGTTATTTTATTTGATGAAGTTGAGAAAGCCCACAAAGATGTTTTCACAATCTTACTTCAAATCTTAGATGATGGACATGTTACTGATAGTTTAGGTCGTAAGATTAACTTCAAGAATACCTTGATTATCTTGACATCAAACTTAGGAGTTAAAAAATTACAAGACTTTGGTACAGGTATTGGATTTTCTTCTAACACTTACAGTAATGAAGAGGCTAAGAAACAAATCTTAATGAAAGAGATGAAAAATTTCTTTTCTCCTGAATTCATTAACCGTATTGATGATACAATTGTATTTAACTCTTTAAGTCCTGAAGACATCAAGAAAATTACTGACATTGAGTTGAAAAAGTTGATGTCTCGTCTTTCAGATATGAAATACAAAATTAGTTATGATGAAACATTGGTTGAATACTTAGCTAAGATTGGATTTGACGAATTGTTTGGAGCTCGTCCATTGAAAAGAGCTATTCAAGATAAGGTTGAGGATTTATTATCTGAAGAAGTTCTAACAGGTAAGATGATTGAGGGTAAAACCTACCTCATTAAAGTTGTAGATGAGAATGTAGTTGTTCAAAAGAAAGGGCGATAATTAAAAGGGGGATTTATTCCCCCTTTTTTTTATATTTATATTTGATGAGAGACTTAATTAAGAAAGTTTTATTAGAGACCGTTAAAGATGGTAAAGTTATCTGCGATAATTGTGGATGGTCTTGGGATATTGCCGATGGTGGGGATGATTCATATGTATGTCATGAATGTGGTCATGATAACACACCAAAATCATCAAATTTTGACAGGTTAGTTAACCATTTTAAAAACTATTTTCCTGACGAACAAAAAAATAAAGTTTCTGAAATTAAAGATTTTGTCAAAGATTATATCCAAGAAAATAATTTCACTATTAAATTTTTAAATGCATGTCCTGGTTATTCTGGTGTTAGAACAAGAGACCAAATCATTATTTGTGCACCTATGAATATGTTAACTATAGGAGATTTTCTATACACCATATTTCACGAAATAAGACATGAAGAACAAATGACTAAGTTCAAATTAGAAAACCCTTTATCAGGTGATTTAGAAGATTTTGAAACTTTGTATGAAAAATACTGGAACTTAGAATTAGATGCGGATAGATTTGCAAAAGAAATGATTGCAAAATTAGTGATTAAACTTAATATACCTATTGAGTTTGCAAAACAACAATTTACGTTATCTCAATATATTGAAAATTATCCGTTAATGTCAAAAATGGTTGAAATGTCTTTAAAGAACATTATTACTCAAATTAAACAAATGAAAAAATCGGGTGAGGAATATACTGATATTGCCGACCACCCGATGGTTAAAAAATATATAGATAAGTTAGAAAGTTTTATTTAAAAAACACTTCTTGTTCTCCAATCGTATGGAGCGGATTTTTTAAAGTGTAATTTGTGACCAAGGTTTTCAATCATTTTTCTACCCATTTCAATTCCATTAAAAACATCTTCAACAACAACATATTCATTTTTTGAATGATATTGGTAATACCCAATTGAGAAATTAATACAAGAGAAATCAAATTTACCTCTTAACGCATAGACATCTGTATAAGGGTGAACCATATATCTCATATGTTCGTTATTCATACCTTCAGTCAATACTTTATCGCAAGTTTCAAAAAACTCAGTGTCTCTGTCAAATAATACTTGGCCAAAACATCTTTCAGTAATCATCCAGTTTTCAGGTGCGTCAAATTGAATTCCGTAACCAACATTTTTAAAGAAGTCGGGTTTTGCTTTCATAGAACCATGACAACCTGTTTCTTCAGATACAAAGAAAGCTGCTTTCAAATAAGGTAATTCCTTTAACAAAGTTAAACATGCGAATACCCCACACTTATCATCACCACCAATACCTGTAGGGTTTCCTTCGTCATTATATGCCTTATAAGATAATTTTAATTCTTTCTGAGCATTTAATAACATCTCTTCACGAATATTAATTGTATCAATATTGTGTACAGTATCTGTGTGTGAAATTACACAAGGAAAATAAAAATCTTCAGGTATTAAAGGGGATTCTTGTTTTGTTGCATAAACATTATTATGTTCATCAACATAATGTTCAATATTGTTTTCGGTTAACCATTTAACCAAAAATGCTACCATTCTTTCTTCTTGATATGTGACGGTTGGGACACTTAAAACGTCCTTAAGTAATTCTGTATTTTTTATCATAAGACAAATATACGAAATTAATTATTATTCACCAAATTTAAACAACTCTGGTTGATATAATAAATTATAAAAATTGTCTTCACTTAGCTTAACATTACGGTAACCTTTAAACTGTTCTTCAAGCCTAACAATAACTTTCATATTTTCTCGGTCAAACCCTTCGACTCTAAACGATACTTTTTTATCTTTAGGTAATTTATACCATTTTTGTAAGTCAAATTTACTTAAAATTCTATTTCTAAAATCTAAGAAATTTTTAATTGCATCTCCACCTAATTCTTCAGATTCTTCAATCTTTTCAAGAATAGATTCTAATTGTTTTTCAGTATAATTGTTAAAACTATCACTATCAAAATTATCGGAATCTTGAAATTCATATGAATTTTCGGACCATCCGCCCAAAGCACCATTTCCATTATAATCAACAATTTGTCTAAATAATGAAATTGCGTCGACTTTATGTAGATTTAATTTTGCAGACCACATTAATAGGTTTGCAACTGTTGTTGCGATTTCATCATAATCTCTATATACTTTAAATCCAATTGATTCAAAAAAATCGTTAAAATCTTTTGTAATGGATTCTCTGGCTGTTTTAGACATTTCATGTTCTTTTTCCGCATGATAGTCGCTAAGAATACTATCAATTTCTCTTTCAAACAAACTTAACAATGTCTTAGACAATTCAATTCTATATTCGTCATTATTTAAGTCAAATTTTTTCTGAGGTAGAATTAATTCTGCAATTTGTTTTAAAAGTTCAATATTAGTTTCATTAAGTTCACCATAGATAGTATAACCTTCTTTAAAATCCTCCTCTACCTGGTATGAATCCATAAATTCATAATTGGTATAATGAGACGTTACCATTGGTAAAAACCATTGGTCATCTTCATTTAATTCTAATATTTTAAATAAATTTTCATCATTTTTAAAATCAATGATAACAATACTTTGACCTAATGGGTCTTTAACTTTGACATCAAGAATTGAATCATCCAATTTTTCTAATTCACTTGAATCTATTCTACCTCTTGAAAATTCTCTTAATCCTTTGACAAAATCTCCTGTACCAATCAAATCATCAATTAAATCTACTTGATTAGGAAATTCTGTTCTAATCAAATCTATTGTAGCTCTATGGTCTTGAGCATCAAAAACTTCAACTTCTCTAGTATCGTCATTTTTAAATAACGCTAGTTTAAGACCTGTTTTTTTATTTAAAAAATAATATAATTTACCTTCTCTAAAATATTTGTCAAAATAACCTGAATGTCCTTTAGTAGTTGTACACCATTTAGTATTGGCACCATAATAACAAGATGCGGAATGGGATTTTGGTCTAATTACCAAAACATCATCATCTTCATATATTTTATCTGCTTGAGATTTTGCCTCCCTTTCAATATCCCTGTCAGTTTTTTTACCATTAACGACATCCATTAATGCTCTAATAAATTGCGGATTTTCATATTGGGTAATATCTTTTGGGGAACGAACAATGCCTTCAATATTTGGTACCATTCCATGTTGGTCTCTGAAAATTGTTTCTGATTTCCATATGTCATCCTCAGTTATTCTATTAACATTAGAATGAAACCATGGTATAATAACACTAAATAAATCTTGTAGAGCTTGTCCTTGTTGTACATTTAGACCTCCGTTTGAACCTGCAAGCTCAGGTATAATTTTTTCAAGTTTTTTAGCGATGTATTCAACATATTTGTATCCTGTTGGGTCTACATTCAATATCCTATCAATAAAAGGACCATCGTACTCAAACCTTTGTTTGAGACGCTTTGCAACATCTTCTTTTTTACCTTCAATTATAACCACAGGATATTTTTACAATAAATACCAGTTTTGTTTGGAATTTCCATATTTATACTTACCTTTGTATAACAAATCACGGGTGGCTCCCTTAATAGTTAAGGCTGACCTTAAGCATCTGACGTTATGTCTATACAGGGGGCGAAAGTGATTTAAACGTTCTTTAAAAATATGGGGGTGCATGGTATTGATTGGCGTTGTTGACAATACGTGGCACGTCGGAGCTGAATTAACTCCGTTATCAACTGGTTTAAAACAATTAACAGGCAATACTTTTGCTAAGCTTGCTGCTCTTGGTCTAACAAGAGAAGAAGCTGTTGTTACTATCTAAGATAGGGGACAACAACGGGGTCGATGAACATTAACCTAGCAACAGAAGTTCTTACAAAGGTGGAAAAATGACTGAACCCAAAATCGAGTCATCCATTGGTTGTTAGTTTACGATGGTGAAGAACAAACTGACTATTTCGGAACATTAGAAAATGTTGAACTAAGCGTGTAGTCATTTATTGACAAAATGAACAAGACGAGGGTTCGAATCCCTCCACCTCCACCAAAATCAAGGGTTCCAATCGGAACCCTTTTTTATTTAATATAATTCACTATATTTTCATTATGGGAACAAATTGTAACATATGTAGTAATAATTGTTTTGGTAGAGATGGTTACCACGGTAGTTGTTGTTCTATTGAAGATAGGGATTACATTATTGGTCCTCATTACGACACAGATGAGTTTATTAAAAATTTATCATCAAAATTAGGTAGAGAAATATATGAAGAAGATGTTTTTATTAATTATGAAGAAGGTAGTAAATTATTTCCAAGTAAATCTACTTGGCAAAACCCAAGCTCTTATCCCGCATTTAGAGTTGATTTTTTTAATCCTAAACTACCCTGTATTTTCTATAACACTAAACTAAAGTTCTGTACCATTTATGATGTCAGACCTCAAACTTGTAGAGAATATGAATGTGAGTATTTGGCAAAAAACACTTAATTAATGAGAATATTTTACGCATTACTGTTGGCAACAATAGCCCAAATTATTTCTTTTTTTCAATTACAAGGTCAACTTGTTTGGAAATTCCCAAAAGAAAATCCATATGTTATGATGTTATTAGGATTGCCAATTTCATTAATATTCATTAAAACCACAAAAATATTCAATCAACATTTTGACGCAAATTGGCCTGGAAGATTAATTGGATTTGGTCTTGGGATTATAATCTTTACAATAATGAGCTGGTTAGTGTTTAAAGAAGTACCAACCGCAAAAACAATAGTTTGTTTAGGATTGGCCTTTACAATTGTGTTATTACAAGTGTTTTGGAAGTAACCATATTCTCTTTCCCATATATTTATTTGTATGAAGTTATTTTCAATCTTATTGAAAGAAAGTCGTAAAGAAGATTTACGAAAAAAATATTCAAATAAATTTAAAGAATATCCAGATACTTTAGATTTTATTTTAGGTATTGCCGACTTGGCAGATACCAATTTCAAATATGCCGATTTTGTATTAAAAAATTTACATCCAAATTCTAGTACTGACGAAGTTGAAGAATCAATTGAACTTGTTAAAGATTTTGACAGATTTAAACAATCCTTGGAAATTAAAGACATTAATCAATACGATTTTAATGGATTAAAAAACGCAATTGAACAACACAAATCCAGTTCAAAATCATATAATAAAAGTATTGACATATCAGGTGCCAAAAAAATATTTGAAGATAAAAATATTTTAATTGTTAGACCTTTAACTTATGAAGCTTCTTGTAAATACGGTGCTGGAACTAGATGGTGTACAACAATGTCAAACGAACCATCTTATTTTATAAGTCATACTAGCGATGACCAAGCATTGTACTATATTATTCTTAAAAATTTTAGTAGAGATAACAAATTTTATAAAATTGCAATTCATAAGACACCAAATAATGAAACTTGGTATGACTCAACAGACGAAAGAATGTCGGATAGAGAAAAAGAAGTTTTTAATTTAGGGGCACCAAAAGTTATTGAAACAATTCGAGAAGATTACACTGGATTTATTGAGGAGTATGGTCAGAAATTTTTCAAAAAACTATTTGATTTTCATAATTACAAATTTGAAAGTATTTCATCATTATTTAAGGGGACAGAAAATAAAATAGGAATTGAGTTTCAAAAATCAGACCTTATTCCCGATATGCCAGGTCACGCAACCATAGAAATGAATATCTCTGTTGATGAGGAAAATATAGACCAATACTTAGTTATGATAACTTATGGTGTTAATAATGATAGATTGGTTTTTAATATTGGATATTCTGGTGATAATTTTGAAATTGACCCTGAATTTGATTTTGGTATTGAAAATGCTTCAACATGGTTCCAAATAAATTCACAATATATTACCAATTCAGATGAAAAAACAATTAAAACCATTTTTGATGAACTTTGTACTACAATAACAAAACAAGTTGTTTATAAAATGAAATCAAATCCTGAATTTATGTCATCAATTCATGGAGGAAACGCTGTTTGGACACCAAATAGAAGTAGTTACGGTTATACATTTAAAAGAAAAGATTCTGGTTTAATTAAAAAACTTGTTGATTACTTAGATTCGGATAATAAAGGAACAAAGTTAGATTTCTTGGTTGATATAGGTTCATTACAGAAAAAAGATATTAACGGAAAACCATACTACTCACACTCAAGTCAAAATAATTGGCAAATCCCATCCGCATTTAGAGGACAGTTAAGTGGATTATTCAACTCAGCAAAATTGGCAGGAATATTAGATTACGAAAAAGACGGTCAAAAATTTATTTTAAAGAAAGGACCTAATTTTGAAAAATTTAAAGAAGGTGGATTACAAGCGTTGTAATTATTTTTTAGATAATTTTCTTAAGTATAAGTAGAATCCAAAAAAAACTCCCGCAATACAATACAAGACGAAGTTGGCTTTCCATAAACTTCCTGTCCACAATATTAGACCATACTGAACGGCATCGAACCCAAAAGGATTGAAGAATAGTGCCAACATTAAAAATACTTGAGATAGATTGTCTTGAAACGTTCTTCTCCATGTTTTGTTTTTTACTGTCATCTTCCATATATAGGTATTAAAATTTTATAAGTCGGCGCTTTGTATTTTACTATAAATATACTATCTTTGTTTTATGAAAGTAATATTTTTAGACCACGATGGAGTGATATGTTTATCAACCGAGTGGGGAGGTCGGTTTAAGAAGCAAAAAGAATGGGGTGGTCGTAAATTATCTATGACTAATTCAGAAATGCCATTAGAATACCGTTTTGATAATTTCAATAAAAAGGCTATTAATGTACTTAATGAAATTATAGAAGAAACAGGTGCTGAAATTGTTGTATCTTCAGATTGGAAACGATGGGCAAATGTTGAAGAAATGGGAGAATATTACGAATCACAAGGAATCAATAAAAAACCAATCTCATTAACACCTAATTTAGGTCAATGTACTTGGTATAATGGTATGACGTGGATTTGGTCTCCAAGATGGGATTTAGAAATGACTCGTGTTATTGAGATTAAACAATATCTACATGACCATCCTGAAATTACTCATTGGGTTGCAATTGATGATTTAGATATGGGTAAAAATGGTGAGGATTGGAAAGATTGGGGACTTGATAATTTTGTATTAACACCAAGAGGAGCTGAAGGTATTAAACAATCAGGGATAAAAGAAAAAGTATTAAAATTTTTAAATGATTAATTTTAAAGAAATTTTAGAAAAAGAAGGACCAATGTTAAAATTTGAGGGTTTGGCACCTGAAGGTTTTGTATTAGTTCATGAAAAAACTTTAGAGGACTTAAAAGAGTTTGAAACTTGGAAAAGTTGGAAACACGACGAAATAACCATTAAAGAATTAAATAATAAGAACTTTGATATAAATTAATTTTTTAGTATATTTAAAGAAAATACTAACCGTTAAAATGAGTCACACGAATATCTTTAAGGTAATTCTTAATTTAAATTATATTGACCCAAATGAACCTATTGAGGAGACTCAATCAGAATGGGACGATTTCGGAGACATTATAAACTTTTAACGCACAATGGTCATGTTGGTGTAGCTGTCTGCAGCGGCGAACGAGTGCTAGCCTCTAGGTAAGAATCCCACCAACCTCTGACCATTTTTTTATTTATAAATTATGAAAAAACTATATAGAACTAACCCATCTGAATTTGCAGGTGTTTGTGGAGGACTTGGAAAATATTTCCAAATTGATGACTCAATCATTAGAATTTTATTTATTGTTCTTGCCTTTACACCATTTCCAATTGTAATGTCCTATTTATTGTTATGGTTGGTCATACCAAAAGAACCGAAAATATATGAGTAAAGTATTAGTTAAACGACACATAGCAAAATCAATTTCCTATAGAATAGTAGGAACATTACAAACAGTAATATTAGGATATCTATTTACAGGTAGTTTTAAAATAGCATCAACCATAGGGGCCATTGAATTAGGTATTAAACCATTGTTGTATTTTTTACATGAAAGAGTATGGTATAAATGGATTAAGTTTGGTATTGTTGGGGACAAACCTAAAAAAGAGGTTGTAGAGACACCTTTAGTGGAATCAACATTATTAACTGGTTTACCTGAAGAAACCCAAAATAAAATTAAAAGATTAAGTTATACTAAAAGAACCGACTAACCGTCGGTTTTTTTTATTTAAAACAAAGTATTTATGTTTATGAGTATAGTACGAAGAATAAACGAAACATATGATGTTATTTCTAATATAAACGAAGAATTTAAAAAAGACGTTATATTAGAAGCAGATGATGTTTACGATAATGTAGATTTTAAAGACAGAGTTGTAGGGTCTTCTACACCATCTAAAGATAATATCAATATAAGTTTATTACAAGATATTCAAACCGCAGCAAAAGAGGCTGGCGTTAAAGTAGACATTACCACAGCGGTTAGTGGTCACGATAAAGGTACAAGACATGAATCAGGTAATGCCGTTGATATTGCAATTATAAATGGTAAGGCTGTTAGTTCTTCAAATAGAACAGACGCCGAAAAACTTGTAAATGCATTAGTGTCTATGGGATACACTAAAAATGTTGAATCAGGTAATGAAAAGGCGGTTTTAACCTTTGGGTTTCCAGGTCACGATAACCATGTTCATGTATCAAATAAAGGTAATTCAACGTCAACACCTCAACAATCATCAACAAAAAGTACAACTACTAATAATTCTAGTGACGAAGGAGAATCAACATCAGATTACGATAATAAAGGAGCGGTTGATTTTGCAAGACAAGTTGGGGGTGAGTTGTTAAAAGCTTACGGTATTAAAGAAGAAAGAATTTATTCTAGTTTTGGACATAACCCACAATCAAGACATGGTTCAATTGTAATTCCAAAAGAAAATAATTCAAAAATTAAAAGCCCTGTTGATGGTATAATAAGCGGTACAATTTATAATTCAAGTTGTGACAATCAAATTGTAATTAAATTTGATAATGAAGGTGAAATTAGTTATTTAGAATATTGCGGAATAAGCTCACCTTATGTTAGAAACGGTGAACGTGTTAGTAAAGGAACAACTTTAGGTTCAACAGACTCAGATGTTCGAGTAAATCAATATAATTCAACTAGAGATAGAGAACACATCAATACCGACAGAGAAAAAAAATTAAAAGAAAAATCTAAAAAAGATAAAGGTGGGGACAAAGACAAAAAACAAGATATGGATTTGTCAGGTAAAAATGAATATTCTAAACTTCTAATTAAAGGATACCGAGATTTTAAAAATTCATTTAAAAGAAAAGACCCAAAGAAAATAAAAGAAGATATTGATAGAATCAAAAAGTTATTATAACAAAAAAACCCATCATAAGATGGGTTTTTTATTTTACAGGAAGTTATAATTATTTAACTTCTTCAAGTTTAACTGTGTCCGCTGAGATTTTAGCAGTTGTTGAATCTGCTGATACTGCTGTTGAGTCGATTGATACTGCTGTTGAGTCTGTTTTAACTTCAGTTGAAGTTCCGTTTCCACATGATGCTAATGCTACGATTGCAAATAATGCTACGATTTGTTTCATAATTGTTTTGTTTGTTTTTTTTATAAATTTAATTGTTAATTTCGGTGAATTATAAATATAAGATACTTTTGTGTTTTGTCAAATTAATTTAAGGGATTTATACCGTATGCTCAATTTGAACTCTGATACAATTTTGAGGTAAGTGATTGATGTGACGGTAGTTATTAATGTACCCCATCATATTACCACTACCAATTGCATTTGCTGAGTGTACCACAACATCTACAACAGGTTGACCGTCCATCCATTGTTCTACCAACCATTTAGTACAATCCATTCCTGTTTTTTCGGTAATGTTATCATAGTTCAATTCGTAGTTGTGGTAAACATTTTTATGCCATTCTTTCATGGCAGTATCTCCCAAATCATGGTCTAAAGAAATCATATTAATGTTCTCTAACCCAATCTCGGTAATTTTTTCCACAAACTCATCGTAAGAACGAACAATAACCCATTGGTCCTTTTCTACAGGAGTTCTTACGTCGTCTAAATATATTCTTTTTTTCATACTATAATTCTTTTTACTAATTCTTTTCAAAACACAATTTTAATAATTAATTACCAACTTTCCAAGCGAAGTTTAAAATCTTTCTTTTTTTAGTTGCATCTTCAGTGTTACCAATTACAACACCATCTTTAATTGTAAATGCATGTCTATTAACACACATTACATAAGTCCCTTTTGGGTATTTTTTAATAAAGGTACCTACAGTCATTTTACGATTAACTTTTTCACCTTTTACAGTAACCGTGTAATCAAGGGTGTTAAAAGATGAGTATTCAACTGGTCTGCCCATTTGTTTACAACATTTACGACCAATACGAGTACGGTCTTTTGCAAATTTATTCATACCAGGGATGAATCCAAAAGTACCTTGTTTTGGTTTACGTCCAAATTTATCGGCAACAAATTTATGCGCTTTGTCATAATCAATCTCAAATGCCGATGCAATTGCACGAACAACACAATCATTAGTTTCACTTTTGGCAATCGCAGATTCACTATAACCTTTAATCGCCTCTGATGTCTTACAATATGGTAGTTGATTTTTCATAGAACAAATATACTGATAATATTTGAGTTGGCAAAATAAAATGTGCGGAAAGTGAGGGGCTCGAACCCTCGCGACTTTGACATCCTACCTGTTTAGCAAACAGGCCCCTTCACCAACTTGGGTAACTTTCCTATTTTTTAAAATACCAGGTCGCAAACTTTTCTTCCGTGGTATTAATTTTATATCCTTTATTGTTTGCAAATTCAATAACTGCTGAATTTACACCATACTTTCCAAGATATAAATTTTCATAATAAACATCAACATTCTTATCATCATCAGGTTTAAAGTTATCTAACCAATCATGACCTGAGAATAGTCCTCCTTTTTTTAATTTTGACCACCAACATTCAAGGTCTTTTTTAACTTCAAGATATGAATGATTTCCGTCAATATATATAAAATCAAAATGTTCGTCAGGAAAGAATTTTGATGCAATATCCGATTTATTTTTAACAACTAAAACTCTATCGTCAAATTCCTTAATATTTTCTTTAAACACTGAAAACACTTCATTGAAATTTTTAAAGTTACATGGTTCATTATAATTATGAATTTCTTGATTATCCCAATAATCAACACACACCAGTTTACCGTCCCAATTTTTTAAAATATTACAAGCGTTTTCGCCGTATTCTACTCCAATTTCAACACCAATATTATACCCATTAGTTTTTAAAAATAATGGTAATTCATTTCTGTGTTTCATTATAACATTTGTGATATCATATAAGATAATTTATATCCTGTAAACGCACCCAATGCAGATGGGATTGGGAATACAATTAACTTACCTAAATGTGTAACATATTTTGGTCGGTTAACAATCCTACCCATAAATAAATAATATGTTATATAACCAAGTAATACACCAATATCAATACGAGTTGAAATAAAAACTACAAGTATTGCACCCAAAAAACCAAAAATAAAATTATCTCGAACACCCTCCCAAATTTCAGAAGTTGTGGCATCTTTATACTCTTTAACAATTTTTTTAATTGTAACCTTTTCATTTTTCATAATCATTTTTTTTGTCGGAAAGGAAGGAATTGAACCTTCGACCTTTTGTGTATAAGACAACTGCTCTCACCACCTGAGCTACATTCCGTTTAAATATAAAAAAAATCCCCCTGATTTTCAACTCAGAGGGATTATTAATAATAATAAATTTTAATATTATTTTAAGAACCTTAATTTATATAACGTACTATAAATTAATTCTTGAATTGTGTCAATTTGATTTTGGATAAAAGATTCTTTAACTGCTTTTCTGTTTTTTTCAATATTATCATCTAACCCTTTAAAGTAAGATATCAGTTGTTCTGTTGATTTATAATCAACCATTTTGATGGTTTTATAACCAGTCAATAAATCGTGTTTTCCTTGGAAACTTTCAACGATTCCGTCTATCAATTCACCTATCTCTTCATAATATCCACCTAACGCCATATGCTCAGCAAATGATGATTGTGATTTTGTTTGCCAATGAAATACATGAACTTGACTTCTTGAGTGAAGTAAAGTTGAAATCATATCAACAATATCAGCTGTTTCGGTTGACCCTTTTTTCTCAGCTTCATTCAATTGTATTACTTTAAACAATTGTTCTTTTGTTAGCGTTACTCTTTTTTCCATGTCAATAAATATACAAGTATTTGGAAATGTTGTGATGGAAGGAATTGAACCTTCGACTTCTTGGATATGAATCAAGTGTTCTACCACTGAACTACATCACAATATGTGGTTTTGGAAGGATTCGAACCCTCACTCTGAAATCCGTAGTTTCATGTGCTGTCCATTACACCACAAAACCATTGTTGCCCCTCAAGGATTCGAACCTCAACCGTCTGGACCAAAACCAGATGTCCTGCCGTTAGACGAAAGGGCAATTTAGTGGGAGTAGTAGGACTCGAACCTACGAACTCTTAGAGGGCTGATTTACAGTCAGCTGCACTTGCCGCTATGCGATACTCCCAAATAAGGAAAAGAGAAGATGGTTCAGTGGACATCTCTTTTTACAATTAGCGTTACTCTGACAGTTAAAACTCCCCCATAACTACGAACTACTGACACGTTAACGTTACGGACTTCCCTAATCAACCTTAGCACGCCTGAGAGGACTCGAACCTCTGACTCCTAGTTTTGGAGACTAGAGCTCTACCAACTGAGCTACAGACGTGTATTATTGAGGTCGGTATAGGAATTGAACCTATGTTGATAGTTTTGCAGACTATCGCCTAAACCACTCGGCCAACCGACCTTTTAGTGTCCCCGATGGGTCTCGAACCCATGACCCCTAAATTAAAAGTTTAGTGCTCTAAACCAACTGAGCTACGAAGACATTAAGTTGTCACAGATGGACTCGAACCATCGACCTTCTCGGTATCAGCGAGATGCTCTAACCAACTGAGCTATGAGACAATAAAAAGTAAAGTATGACGTATGCTCGTCCTGTAGTTGTTTCCATCCGCGGACTCACGGTTCTCTTTACTTGGCGGTGAGAGTAGGATTCGAACCCACGGTACCCTTTCAGGTACTTCGGTTTTCAAGACCGACGCAATCGACCAACTCTGCCATCTCACCATAATATAGTGTTTTGGTCAACCACTCGCATCCCACCAATTTATTGTATCAAACTTTCTGTAGTGCAAACGATTAACTCTCCTACTACTCATTTTCAACTCACTTGCCTAAGCCTTGTCCGTTGTAAACACTTTTGGGTAACTAACGGGAATCGAACCCGTGACACCTTGAACCACAATCAAGTGCTCTGCCAACTGAGCTATAGCTACCATGTTGTCGTCCAATCATTTCTGACTGTCCCCAATACCGAATTTCAGCGGCAACTCACCAATTTCGTGAGGGGTTAGAACTCGTGTGTTAACTTGCTCCTGTTACTGGTACCAACCGACTTAGACTCAAGTAATCGGCTCAGGTCCCCATGGTTGTAAAACCACTTCTCATCGTTCGGGAGCAAACTAGTCGTATACTACTCGACTCGTGTAGTCAAGGTCGGACTCGAACCGAATACCGTTCAAGACGGATTAGACAACCTTACAACTTCTCGCGTCCAAATGATTATGGACCGTGGCGTCTTGGGGACTTGGGTACCATCCCGCATTACGTCCACTTGACTATTTACCCCACTTCACCAGCTTAATGGACTGGCTGCCATATGGGAGTGGGGGTTTCCTGTTATTTCAGGACTCCGTGGAACGGGGCGGAATTGAACCGCCGACACCTTGAGCTTCAATCAAGTGCTCTACCTACTGAGCTACCGTTCCTTATTCTTTCCAGTTTCCCTCCTTGTAATGGATTTCTCTATGACAATTCGCACAAACTGGTATACATTTTTCCAATTCTTCTTTTAATAACCTCAAAGAACCTCTTTTTACTAAAGTTGAAATACGCTCTCTTTTATCTCTAATATGGTGAAAATCTAACACATACCAACGTTCATCACCACAAATAGAACATTTACACTTTTTTTTATAATCAAATAAGAACTCTTTAACTTCTTTATTTGTTTTTAGTGCGGTTTTTCTAATCTTTGTTTTTCTGTCGTTTTTATTTTGAGAGTAACTATCTCTATCTAACTGTCTTTTACATTCTTTACACATACTGTGTAAAATATTTTTTTCTTTATTCTTAAAGAAAAACTCACTTTCATCTTTTTCAATTAAACATCTTCCACATTTTTTCATAATAATCTTTTATTATAAATATCTCAAAAGGACTGAAAAGTTAAAAAAGTTTTCAGTTTTTTGTGGTGAGAGCAAGAATCGAACTTGCGGCACGTAGGGCTTCAACCTACTGCTCTACCTACTGAGCTATCACACCAAATTTGAGATTGAGAACCTCTGTGTTGTTAGGTAAGACCCAATTAGTCATCATTTCTGATGGGTTATCAATTATCCTACTTATGGTTAATTCCTTTCTCACAGGAACAACACGGCTTTGAGGTTGAGAACCTCTGTGTTGTGCAAATGTGAATATACCCCATTATAAAGTTTATATTCACATCTGACTATTTCATTCCTTTCTCACGGGAACAACACAATATTGTTGATAATGATGGAGTACCCGTCTCGCTCCAATCTTAACAGCTTTCCTGAGTTTTATGAGGCCTCGGCTGAAAGGGTGATGAATTCCGATTCCATTCTGGATTGTCGACATCCGTTGAGTGGGGAAAACCATTATCAATTTCTTTATTGACGGGGAGTAAGTCACCAACCACTAATACTTACTCCCCACCTTCTGTAGTCCGTACGGGAATCGAACCCGTCTTTTATCCGTGAAAGGGATATGTCCTAACCGATAGACGAACGGACCAAATTGGTAGTTTTACTCGGACTATTACACCATCGCGGTCTTTACTCCGACTATTATCTACCTTGTAGTCCCTGTAGGATTCGAACCTACGACTTCTTGCATGTAAGGCAAGAGCTCTACCACTGAGCTAAAGGACTGTATTTTTTTACCAACATGTCAAAGACCTCTTTTTGTTTCTTTCAACAGTACAAAGATACTACTTTTTTTTGAACCGCCAAACCTAAAAACAAAAAACCCCAAACTTTTCTACAAAGTTCGGGGTTTAAATATTCTGTTACTACTAACTTACTATTAACCTAAATCTAATTCCGAACCACAATTTTGCCCATGACGATACCAGCTACAAATCTCTTGTTGCTTAAACGACGATATATGGACCATTGTTGTTCTCATTGTTTATAATTATACACAATATACTAAAAGTTTTAGTTTTGTCAAATAAATTTTTTAAAGTATTTATAAAAAGATGAAAACATTAAGACAAATTATTAAAGAAGAGTTATTAGTTGAGAAAAGAATTGCCCAAATAGGAGCTTCTTTAGAAGTTTTATTTTCATTTGATGTTAATAGAACATCTCACGCATTTGATAGAGCGGTTAGAGATGATATTATAGGTTATAATACAAGACCAATTGTAAATGCTGAAATCAAAGAGATTATTAGTATGGCAAAAAATGAAATCGCACAAAAAATAGTTAGCCAAGAAATTAAAACAGAAGAACCATTTGTAGTTAAATCTTTAAAATGGGAATTGGCAATGGCAATTACTCCTGTTCATATATCAGGGACTTATTGGGAATTAATTATTAAAACTGTGTTTAGAGAATCTAAATATGACCCGTTTAGAGTTGGTAAAGACCAATTAGTTATTACTTTACAAGACGTATAAAAAAAAGGGTAACACTAGTATCTGAATCGTTCCCGTGTCACCCATTTTGTAATTGAGCTTGTGTATCTAAATCGTGCTCCTCAATCACAGTACAAAGATAAGCAAAAATTTTAATTCACAAAATTATTTTTAATAATTTATTTGATGGTCCTGTTTAATAGTCATACTCTGGCCAACAATAACATTTCTTTTACCTTTTGTCACTGAGTTAACATAATGAGGATGGGTTAACCCACCTGGAAATATAACAATATCTCCTTCGTTTAGACGATATTGTACATTTTGTCTTGGGAATACCAACTCACCACCTTCATAATCATTATCCAATCCTCCAACCATTGTTATATTACTAAAATCCCAATGAACTGATTGTGAACCTCCCGCATATGTTTCAGGAGAATAGTATAACATATATAAATCTCTCCATATTGTTTTAACATATTCTTTTAAAGATTTGATGGTTTCATAATTAACATTAAACCCAACATTATTTTCAACATCATAGATTTTAAAGTATTCTTCAAGATAATTGTTTTCAATTTTTAAAAACCAAAAATCATTTATTTTGTGAAATAAACTCATATCTAACTTATCAATATCAATCCTTATTTGAGTGTCATTACCTCTAAGTTTTAATAATTCAGAAATAATGTCTTTAGGTATGATTCTTTCAAAAACAAAAATATCAGTATCTATTTTAATCATATACTGTCTTGAATATTAAAATTAATTACACATCTATGACTTTTACCATAAAATGGTTTAACTGAATGTACAATATCGTATGGCCAAATAATCAACATACCTTTTTTTGGTCTAAGAAAATGTGACATACCTCTAACATGGAATGTAAATACACCACTATATGGATGGTCAGCAATTGGTTCACCGTCAGACAAATAATATCCTCCAACAAAATTTAAAGGAGTTTCTTCGTCAGGAGACCAACGACAATGATTATGTTGATTATGACCTCGACCTTCAGTTGGGTTATAATATTGAATCCAACTTTCTGTTATATTTGGATTATTGTTGTTTTTTAGTCCTAATGAATTAATTAACTCCAAATAACCGTCCTCACACCTTTTCTTAATTGTTTTAACACATTGTTCATCTCTATTAAGAAAGTCGTTTGGCGGTGTCCAAAAACGACTACCAATTGGGTTATACTCTGTAGGCTCAACCCACATGTCCCTTCTGTCGTAGTTTACAAAATAATTTGATTGTCTTTCCAAATCGTATTGCTCAGGTAATTCCTGACCCATTAATTTTTGTTGAGTACTTAAAGTATTGAATCCCAAATTAAAAACCTCATCATGTAATTCATGGTCATCAAAAATCTTCATGTATACAGGAATTGGAGCAAGGTGAAATATATTGCTCTGATTTGTTGAAACTAAAGGTGACTGTACATACATATTTACATTTTTTTGTACCCCAAGTCGGACTCGAACCGACACGTCATAAGACAAATGCTCCTAAGGCATTCGCGGCTACCATTACGCCATCGGGGTATATATCATTATCGCTTCAGCCACATCGAGGAACACGCCTCCCCCGCGTTGTTTAAGTGTATAACTTGCGCCGTATCTCACTGAGGTACGATAATGATATTGTATCCCCGACAGGATTCGAACCTGTGACCTACTGCTTAGAAGGCAGTTGCTCTATCCAGCTGAGCTACGGAGACATTTTATTTTGTACCTGGGGCGGGAATCGAACCCGCACGGACATTACTGTCCACAAGATTTTAAGTCTTGCGTGGCTACCGATTACACCACCCAGGCGAATACATTTAAGAACTATGGTACAAATATAATAGATAAAATTGATTGCTACAAGCTATAGTGCAAAACTTTCTTCATATAATGTATCCATCGCATCTTCTTCAACATTTATTGTGTGGTATAATGTGACAGTTCCATCATTGAAATTAAAAATGAATTTACCGTCAGAGCCCTCATTGATTTCCCATCCGCCAAAATTACTTTCAAGTACTCTATAACACCAATCCTCAATATGAGCAGGTACTGCGTCTCCTGTTGGTTCAAAAGAACTTTCAATATAACCTGAGTCACCACCACCATTATATGGTAATTCTAAAATACCGTCGTTTGGTACCTCAACATCAGAAAATAACCCCTCATCATCCCATTCTTTAAATCTTTCTTTATCATCTGTAGAGTCAAATTCAATTACGTTTTCACCTCCTCTATCATAATAACCCCAATAATGTGAAATTGAAATTTCTTTATCGTCAACATCAATATTGATTTCAAGTTTTTGATAATTCATCATATCAATATCAGGGACAGTAAAAAGATTATCCTCATCAACGTGATTGATTAATTTTTTCAAAATAGGTATTAATCCGTCAGGGATGTCTGCAGAATAATTGTTCGCAAAATGTGTGATGTATTTCCATTGAACCTCCTGAGCACTAAAATCATATGCTTCACTCTCAAGTTCAAATTCAATTAAACCATCTTTCATACCCAAAGAACCCAAGTAATTACAAACTCGGTTTAAGTATTTTTTTTCGTCTGTTGTTAAAATATTTTTCATATCAATAAATATCAATCTTCAATTTTAAGGGTCCTCAACATCCATTGAGGTCGTTTATTTTCTGAAATATTAGTCACCCATTCTTTTGCAGATGGGATATAATTATTACAATCTTCTTTAACATGTTGTTCTCCAACATATCTTGTGTATACTATCTTACCATCACTATTTAAAAATTCAGGACCAAACCTTTTTTCCATTTCAAAAATACCTTCACTATGATGTCTAAACATTCTATGTAAAGAATCTCCAAACCATCCTTTAGTTTCATCCATCCATTCGTGTAAATGAATATAATCTTCTGGTTTTCCACCAAACTTTTTGGCGGATGATTTTGCGTGTAAATTAGGGTGTGCCATCTTTCCAATAATCTTTATTATAATTATATTTTTTAAATTGACTTTCAGTCCTTGAATAAACAAAATCAGCTAACTCTTGACTGTAAAATGATTGCCAAGGAATTTCAATACCATGTTCAAATTTAAATGAATTTTTTCTTATTTTGTTTTCAAAACAATCTTCAAGTAATTCCATATTATTTTTAATGAACCACATATTTTTTAAATCTGATTCTAAAAATTCTGTCCTAAGATAAGCGTCAGGTTCTTTTGGTATTTCACTTAACGAATGGTCTAAATAAACTGTATAGTAATTTAAATGTTCATTTTGTTTATCTAACGCGCTTTTAATCCATGATGGAAAAACTTCAATATCAAAACTGATTTGTTTATGAATACAAAATAATTTAAATAAAGAAACTAATCTAGGATATGGGTGTCTAATATTTACCACTAAAAAGTAATTCTCTTTATCCTTTCTAACAATTAACCCATGGTTATCATTTAAATTTGAAAATTTTAATAATTTTTGGATTTCACCACATGACCTAGATGCAGTTCTCATTGGATTTAACCAAACAACTTTTAATTCGTCATTATATCTCATAGTGGAGCTAGTGAGAATCGAACTCACCTCAGAAACATTGCAAGTGTTTCTCGCCAAGCCTTGGTACATGTAACCCCTTGTTGAGCCTCCTGTCGGAATCGAACCAACGACCTACTGATTACAAATCAGTTGCTCTACCAGCTGAGCTAAGGAGGCATTGTAGTGGACGCAAGCTCATCACTTGCTCATGGGCTTCCACCGAGCCCCTTTTGCGGTCCCACGGAGAATCGAACTCCGAACTCAGCCGTGACAGGGCTGCATTATAGCCGTTTAACTATGAGACCAATTGTCCCCACCTGAGATTATAGTGAGTAGATTTTAACGGTTTTTTCGTCTTGAAAAAACATATCCCCTATTATCGTGTACAACCCCAAATAGGTTAACCGTAAGATAGGTCTTTTTCATTAGTGTCTTACCACATAAAAAAAGTCAAACATACTCGGTGGGTTTGTTAAGTCCATTCTCCGAGAACCCCCTCTATAAAGTCGTGGAAGGCTACAACTATACCATTCTTAAGTAACGGTACCAAAACTATTGGGTATCTCTTACCCTTTGAGCGAATGAGAGGAATCGAACCTCCGTCTCCTACTTGGAAGGAAGGAGTAATGACCATTATACGACATTCGCAATTGCGTCCCCTCAAGGATTCGAACCTTGGACCTATTCGTTAACAGCGAATTGCTCTACCGCTGAGCTAAAAAGACGATTGTCGGGGTGGCAGGATTTGAACCTACGACCTCTTGGTCCCAAACCAAGCGCGATACCGAGCTACGCTACACCCCGTCTATTTTTATTTTCCCATAAACCAAAGAACACTACAAAGATAATCAAAAAACCTTATAAAACAAAAAACCCTGAACTTTATGTGTTCAGGGTTTTTAAATTTGGCTTCATTACTACCATTATTTAACATCTGAACACGAGCATAGATTCCCTGTACCGTCGTTTGTCGGTGCTAAAGCTAATCTATTAAGCGTGTTTAATGTTGTCATAATGTTATAAATAGTAATAAAAATTAAAAAATCAAACCCTAAAGGTATTTTTTAAACAAATCTTGTAAAATTTTATCATCTTCTTGAGATATACGATAATAAGATTCACTTAATTTATTCATTTTTTCAAGGAATTCTTCCTCTAAATTTCCTCGACGAACTTCAGTCGTATTACGAACTGTTTGAGGTAGATGTCCCGCATCAATTAACTCATCAATAAGTTCTTTAATTTCGTTTTTGCTGCATTCTGAGACAAACTCATAAGGTTCAACCTCAACATAACTGGTAAAATCTGGCATAGTTTATTTATTTAAAATGTTAAAAATTTTTCTTTGAGTTATTCGTTGTCGTAATCTTCCTCATAACTTTCAATTTTGTCCTCAACGTATTTACGAATTTTTCTCATGTTATCCAATAATTCCAATCTTAGTTTATGGAACTCTTCATCTTTGATTTCCTCAAATGAGCTGTAATGTTCAAAACAATAATCCATACCTTCATCTCTCATTCGGTAATCTACCGCTTGCCAATTTTCTAATTCTTCTTCTGTCATAAATTTTCTTTTTCTAATTTTCTTTCTAAACCTGAAATAATATAAGACGCTGTCATGTAATTTGTTGCAAGTGGTGTATTATATACATTACAAATTCTTAATAACATATTAACATCCACTTGGTGGGGATGAACCTCCAACGGGTCAATAAAAAACACAACACCTGAAATTTCACCATCGGCAATCATTGATGCAATTTGAGCATCACCACCAAGTGGACCCGATTTCATACATTGAACATCTAATCCAGCATGTTCAATATGTCTTCCTGTTGTTCCTGTCGCAATAACGTCAACTTTTTTAAAGAAGTCCAATCTT